TCAAATCGTTCAAACAGAATCCGCTTGGTCAAGAAACTTCAATGTGGGACTGGATTCATTACGACGAACCACCAGCAGAAGAAATGTATAAAGCTAATATCCGCGGTCTTATTGATCGAGATGGATGTGTCTGGTTCACTTGCACGCCGCTTGAGGAACCTTGGATTGATGCCATGTTTGTCCCAGACCTCCAAGAGCAAACCAAAGCAGACATCGCCAACATCCACGGCGACTTCTGGATGATGACCGGAGCGACCGATGACAACCCATACCTCTCCACCGACGCCATTGAGCGAGTCATGGCTCAATACACCGAGGAGGAACGTGAGACTCGCCGCTCTGGTATTCCGCGGGCTTATTCAGGTATCGTCTATAAGGAGTTCGACTGGGCTACTCATGTCCGACGCGATCCGCCGCTCGGTTGGGTCTCGTGGGATCAACCGCCGAAAGACTACTGTCAACGGTTCGCAATCGATTATCACCCACGCAAACCTCATCACGTAATGTTTATCGCTACTTCACCGCAGGAGTATCATTACATCTATGCTGAGCTTTTCGTCTCTTGTCTTATGTCTGATCTCGTCATGGACATACGACTTGGGCTTCATCTTCGCGAACCTACTGTGCCTGGTCTTATCGATCCTCTTTCTGATACGCCTAATCGTGTTACTGACATCACGCCGATGGAAGAGGTTCTTCGTTTGGGTTTACCTGTCATGGCGGCGACGAAAGACCCGTACAATGGCATCCTCAAGGTCAAAGAACACTTAGCACAACGGGACCGCGCTGGTAATCCAACTATGATTTTCAACTCAGCTTGCCGCCGGACATTGTTTGAAATTTCTCGCGGCTATGTTTGGGATAGTGACACGAACAAACCGAAGAAGGAAAACGACGATGCAATGGAAAATTTATACCGATTGTGTCTCCAGGGTCTCACCTATATTGAACCAGCTTCCTTCGGTGATTATACACCCATCAGACCGAGAGACTTTGGGACATTCACAAGAATTCGTCCAGACGAACTGGCTGTCGCGGATTCGACCACAGATCACGGGAAGCGTGAGCGTTTCCGTAAGCGTTATGGACTTGGACGATAAATCCGTTATTTCCAATTTTGAGGAAAAGACAAACAGAAAGGAGGAGTAAATGGCAACAGAAACCCCACAACCACAACCAGAACCGAAACCAGATGACAACGGTGATGGTGGAAAGAAAGGAAAGTAAGTATGGCTGAGGCCAAGAAAGAAAACGAAGCAAAGGCAGTTGACACGAAGAAGATTGACGAGACGCCCGAACAAAAGGCGGATCGTGAGATTCATGAACGTGATCAGAAAGAGAACGAGAAACGCGAGAAATTGGTAGGAGGTTTTATCAAAGACCTCCAAGGCAGATTGGAGGAGTATGGAGGTGAAGACCTCAACTCGATTCTTACCGATATTAAGGCAAGAGTCGCGACGCTATACGTCGTGGCGGCAGGAGCGGACATGGGTACGCCAACGCCACAGGTGGTCAAGGAGCTTACGGAGGAACATACTCCGTATATTGCTCCAGCGACTCCACCCGGTCGCACGCCGAGTACCAACATCGCGCTTCACGTTGCTGAGATGGACGAAGAAACGAGAAGTAAAAAGAAGTCCAAAAAAGCTGCTTAACCGATTGGGGCGGTCAACCACTGCCCCAGTCTTTCCCCAATGACATTCGACTCATTTAAGAAGAAGGTTCAGGACCCGGACTCGCGAGAACACGGTGCCTTGTTGAAGCACGTGAAGCGTCTCATTTCGATTTCACGTAAGGAAATGGCTTCGCACTACGCTCAATGGGACGAATATGATTCTGTGTTTCGTTCTCGCCGTGCGCCCGACAAAGAGGATGTTGAGTCGCAGGTTAAGGGTCAGCCCGCGAAGATGATTGTACCTTTGACATATTCTCAAGTCATGACGTTCATCGCGTTCTCTATAATGACCATGACTCAGAATCGTAGATTTTTCGAACTCGAACCTTCGGGTTCCGAGGACGATGTTTTAGCTGAACCGTTGGAGTTGATCGTGGAGAGAGACCTCCGCCGTAATCAATGGACTGCCTTCTTAGTCCAATTCTTCTTGGACATTGGACGTTTTTGCCTCGGTGCGGCGGAGGTCTGTTATAAAGAAGAGTATCGTAATATTCGTCTAACCGAGACAGTTACGCAGCCCGGAGTGTTTGGAGGAGAGCAACAGACGACGAAATCAGGGTTTAAGAAGTTGCCATTCTTTGTGGGTAATAAAATATATCCAGTCTCACCTTACCATTTCTTTCCCGACACCCGGATCGCGTTGACGCGGTATCAAGAAGGTGAGTTCTGTGGGTCGGAAGATGTATTCGCATATTCGAGTCTCAAGTCGCAGGACGAACTTTTCAACCTGGATAAAATTCCAAAATGGACTGAGTCGGGGTATAGGTCTCGTAGAAAATTCTCTCGCATCGACATCGGGATGCCCGCGGTTCACCAAAATCCAAACCTCGGCGAGGGCACGGGCGAAAGTAGCACGTCGATGGTTACGTCTGGTGAAGTTTGTGTGACGAAGATTTGCTTTGACTTGATACCCAAAAACTGGACCGACAGTGGTACGCCCTGGTTCGAACCTTCAATAGATTTTCCTGTCCGTTATTGCCTTTGGTATGCGAACGACAAAACGATTATCCGGTTCGAGGAAGCATATTACCTCCATGGTATGTTTCCCTACATCGCTGCACAGTATACTCCTGATCAACACGAATACATCAATGAAGGCATATCCTCGGTTTGTGATCAGATCAACAACTTGGTCACATGGAAAATTAACGCTCATATGGCGTCGCAAAAGAATTCTGTCGAGTCCAAGTGGATCATTGACCCAGCTGGTGTTGATGTCAAAACACTGGAATCAAGGTCTCCATACATCTACCTCAAGCGAAACGCGTCGCAAACCGGAGTCGATCGTTACATAAAGCAATTCAAGACCGAAGACGTAACCGCGGGCGTCTTCAATGACGTGCAGGCATTGGATAACATAATGCAGCAATGCACTGGACTTTCCGCGTTACTTCAAGGGCAGTATTCACAAGGTCGTCGTTCAGCGACGCAAGATCGAGTAGTCGCTCAGGGTGCGTCGTCGCGAGGCAAGACTTCACTTGGAGCCATTTGGGATACTGCCTTTGAACCTTTAGGTAAACAGCTGATGATTAACAATCGTCAGGAGATGGATTTCGATACGTTTAGTCGAATTATGGGTAAGCGACCGTGGCCTACGAACCCAGATACTGGTGTTCCATATACCACAGAAGAAATCTTCGCGATGTTTAAGTCCACGCCCGAAGACCTAGCCCAGAACGAGGACTTCTTCGTCTATGACGGCACGCTTCCGTCAGAGAAGGCTTTCCTTGCTCAGTCGATGCAAGAGATTTTTACCACGATTCTTTCCAATCCTATGGTTGCACAGACTCTTGGAATTGGTCCAGAATTCGTAAGAGAACTGTTCTCCCAGATATACCTTCTGCGGGGTGTCACGCCTGCGCGACTGCCTGCTATGACTCCTACGGCTCCGGCTCCTGGTGCGGCTCCGGCTCCACCAATTACCGCGCTGCCTAGTCCGCCCGTGGGTGCAACTGCCACTGTCTAATGGACATAACAGCCGAGAGACAACGTTTAGAAAACGAGCAACGGGCAATCGAGCAGTATCTCGACCATCCTATTTCTCGTAAAATCTTTGGAGATAACAGAGACCAACAAGAGTCGTTGATTAACACTATTACCAACGTTCCAATTACCGACCTTGAATCTTTCTTCAAGCACTTTGAAGCGGTAGGTCACTTAAGAGGTTTGCGTCGTTCCAAGGCTTTAATCCAGGATGACATTGAAGAGATTGAAGCACAACTAAGAGAACTAAAATGAGTGACGAACTTGAACCGACAACGACAACAGACGACTTACCAGAGCCGCCAGATGTAAGTCCGGCACCAGAACCAGCACCGCCAGAGGGTGAGGGTGTGACGCCGGAACCGCAAAAGCAGCCTGACGACCTCCGTGCTGCAATGACGGAATTGGCCGGAACGGTTAGCAAACTAGCTCAACCACCGGCGGCTCCCGCACGCCAACCCACACCTGATGAAGTTGCGGAGTTGTGGGCTATTTACAACCCTGAGAAAACAAACAAGGACTTCTTTCGTAAGTTCTTTAGGTTTGACGAGAACGCCACGCCCGAACAGGTAGAAGAGGCTAAGCAGCTTTTCGTCAGTATGCATGAAGGCTTGATGCGTCAGGCCATGCAGGGTGCGCGGAACTTCATTGCAATGGAAATGGAACGGATGCAACAGGAACTTGGTCCGATCAAGGAATACGTTGAAGACTCTCGACGTGAAGCTACGCGTGAGCGATTCTATGGTTCATACCCTGGACTTAGCGAAGCCAAGTTTGACAAGATCGTTTCATCGGTCGCTCTAACGCTTAATGAAAAGACTTTCGAAGACGAAGATGCATACTTTAAGGAACTAGCTGAAGGTTCCGCCGCGGCGATTAAGGAAATACTTCCTGACTTCGACGTTGGTAAAG